TCATGCCTCTTCTCCTTCTAACTTTCCTTTCAACTCATCTATGCGAGACTGTAATTTTTGATAGTCATCTAAATCACAACTCTTAAAGGTCACACCCATAACTTCTTCACCATTCTTAGGTGCTTCTGGATGAGGTGTATACACTTTCATAGCATCAGTATAATTATTTACTGGTTTTGCATCCATTGATGCCAATGTAGATGACATCATCTTCCACATAAATGCAAATGTTGCACTTGCTACTCCTATGAAGAAAACAAGGTATATGAAAACTGTTACATCATTCATCTAGAATAATCTCCCTTTGTGGAATATTTTTTGGATTGGAACCTGCTTTATCTTATCTATAATATCAGTCTCTATTCTATCTAAAATATTAACATCAAGATGCATGAATGGTGGAATGATGCCAAGCATTCTTAAAAGACCATCTACAAACAATGCAAGTGTAGTAAAACCAAGTATCATACTGATAACAGTTGCATCTCTGTTATGCTTACGCATAGACTCTTCATCAATTCTCCTTGCTTCATCTAGAGCACCTTGAATTAATAGGTCAACTTCCTCTTTTGTATAGCACAAGTGAGGAACAATTTTTTTAATTTTTTCTTCAGTCATCTCTCTATCTGATGCCACATCAGTGACTGGAAAATCTCTAATTAGTGTTTTGATCATAGTTTTAGTATTTATCTACTACTCCCAGTATTCATCAAGAGTCTCTAGGACATTTAGTAGAATTAGTTGGGCAGCACCTCTCTGCCTATCATCCCATTCAGGATACCACATATGATCATGAAGACCATTTTTCATCCTCATAATTCTAGCAGTCATTGCAACTTTGTCAAGTCTCCCATTCATATGGCAATGCATTTTTAGTTGAATATATTTAGAATGTTAAGTTTAATAAATAGGCGAAGTGTCAACAAATCAACAACTCATGAAGAAATTCTTCCCTATATTAGTGTTATTGATGGCAGGTTCTGCAGTAAATGCAGGTGGTTTAAGTACTAGACATCAGACTAGTCTTCAGTATATCAATACTGGTGGATCAACTGAGTATACAAGAATGGGAGCATCCTATTCTATCTCTGGAACCAATGTAACCACAACACATACTCCTGATGGAGGTAGTGCTGTGTCTGGTGGTATAGGTGTTCAAACTTATGCTGCTACTGGTGTTGCCACACCTGGTACAATTACAGGAACACAAACAGGGTCTGGATCTTTTTCCTTTGCACAAACCTTTACACAAGGTGATGTTGCAGGAACAGCATCTGAATATACTGACTTTGGTAATGTAACTGTTAACACAGGTGGATCAACTGGTACAGCTGCACCTGGTACTGTAACCAATGCTCATGTTACAACCTTAACTGGTACAAACGTAGCAGGTTCAAGTGCTACTGCACAATTTGTCTCAGAAATCACTGCATTTTAATGGAGTGTGAAGGAATTGATGACTGGGATCCTGAAAAAGACTACACATATCTTCTCTGTCCTAAGTGTGGCATGTGCAAATGCCATGCTTGTAAATGCAGTGATAGCAGTGCCCGTGGTCCCCAATTTCACCCAAGGCTCGATGACTTCGACGACTACGACCACTAGTACTACCACAGAAACCATAAATTCTATGGATTATAATACTGGTTGGCAATATTCAGTGACTGGTACAAATGTATCAGCAGATGGGAATTTAGTTCCAACAGGAACAAATTCTGTAAACAATACTAATGTTACATTAGATGGAGTGACTTCACAATGGACAGGTTTGAATCTAGAACAAAGACCTCAATACACACAAACAAACAATGGAATTGGAAACTTCCAATTCACAGAAACATATATGGGACCTGGGCTCTCAAATCACACGATAATACAGCGCACCACAACCATAAATTCCGTCACCGACACAACCAGCACCTTTACACAGTAGGTACACTTGTACTATCTTTGTTGAGTCCCACTGCTGCAATGGCATCAGATGTTGGTGGAATCAGTGCAACAGCATCGCCCATAGCAAATTCTTCAGGCTCAGTGACCAACCAGGCGATACAAGTTTTACAAGGTCCATATATTACAAACACATATGGTAATGGTATTCAATGTCAAGGTGCTACCTTGAACATGACACCATATGTCACAGGGACAGGATCATTTAAGAGACCATTTGAACACACATATATGGATCCAGTGTATGATGTTCATGATGCAGATGATGATGGGCAAATAGATAATCCAGGCAATATTCTTTATGAAGTTCCTACAAGAACTGGACAACAAGATGGATATAATTTATCAATGGGTTTCTCTGCTACATGGTCAAGACCATTAGATAAGAAGGCACAGAAACTTTGTATGCAAGCTGCAGAGACACAAATAGCACTTCAACAACAACTTACTGCCAATAAAAGATTAGACTTTGAATTAGCGCGTTTAAAAAATTGTGGAGAATTAATGAAAGCAGGTGTTCAGTTCCATCCAAAGTCTCCTTATGCTAGTGTATGTGCTGATGTAGTATTAACAAATCCACCAGGCACATTACCAAATCACTCACATTCAATTACACCTAATCCACTTCCACTTAAGGTAGAGGCAAATGGTAATGCTAGTGATTTAAAGACATTTAGTATTGGTAATTCTAAGTAATATTATTTTCTCTTTATAGGTGGTAAACCTTTCTTCTCTCTATACTTATTAGTTTGAATTTCTGATTGAGTTATTCTTTTCTGCTTCTTGCCTAATGCTTTCTGAACTGTAGTCCATAATTTTTTAATAGCAGGTTTTACAATTCTAATTAGTAATGGTGTTGCTGCAGCGCCTGCTGTAGCTACTATTGCTAGTGCTGTCACAGATGACACCTGATTTAGGGGTGGCACATATTTCTCCACTACTGTAGTTGGTTCATACAATGTCTCACAGGTTTTGCCATCTTCAAGAAGTCTATGTCCTACCACTCTCTCATCACCTGATTGAGTTACATCACCAACTCTAAGTTGTGCAGGACCTGGACAAGGAACTTCTTCCTTTCCAAGATCACCAGTATCAGGAACCTCTGGTGGATCAACATCTGGTGGAGGTGCAACAGGTGGTGGTGGTGTTTCTCTAGTAATTATTAATTGCTCTGGTTCATAATTCATTGCATCATAGGATGGAACCTCTGCATCACATACAGTCATTGCCTTGTCAGGATCATCCTTGACAAGGTTTTTATCTACTGGCAATCCATTCTTATGATATTGATTATCCTTGTGCATCATCACACAACCAGGCATGTTCACAATAGGATTACCTATCTGTAAAACAACAGGAGGAACTAAGTGATCCACACTTGGTTGTTGACTTTGCCAATTTGGTACAAATATATTTGGTATTCGTACATCACTTACCCTAACACCTTGAATGTTAATAAGTGGTACTGTCATTAACCCTGTTTACTAGTATAAAAGATTAATGCAATAATAGCAGGTCCTGCAATAGCTACCACTGCTAGAGGTATTAGTGTTGCCATATTAGAAAGGTGAAACTGGTGCTTCTGGTGCTGATGGTAAAGGTGCAGCTCCTCCTGTGAAATCAGGTATTGCATCACCAGCAAGTCCACCTAGATCAGGTGTTATAGCTCCCAATACCGCTTTTTGTACTCTCTCTTTAGCAGATTCAATGATTGCATCCTTTCTGATAAAGACATAACCACCTATACCTACTACAGTCAAAGAGACTACTCCACTTGCTATAGCAATGACATTTACAATTTTTTGCATAATTTACTCCGTTAGTGTGCCAAGAGATCTACGTATTTCACGTAGTTCCTCAAAGTTTTTTTGTTTAGTGCCACCATCATATTCCCATGCATACCCTTCAGTAATCATTTTCTCATTAAGTGACAACTCCCCATCCCCAATGTATAACCACCCCAGAAGACGACCATATTTGCCGACGCCACCATCAAGTTCAGTCCTAACAGTAAGCTCGTCGTCACCAGCAATGGTACTATCCAATTTCTCTTTGAGCCAGTTGGTTGCGTCGATTCCAAGTGCCTTCTCCTCTAGGTTTCTGGTTCTTTTCTCAGGTGTATCTACACCTGCAACCCTGACTCTTTCTTTTTTATAAAGATCAAATCCAAGGTCTATGGTTACATCTATTGTATCACCATCTAGAACTCTGTCAACTGATACCACTCTAAAGTTGTAACAACTCTTTCTACTTGGAGGGGTCATTGCTCCCATCTTGTTTCTCCCAAAAATCAACTAGTGCATTATTTATGGCATCAGATGGTTGTGTCATATCTCTTTCTGTCTTTTCTATCTGAGCATTTCTTATGAACATCATTTGTAGTGAATGTAGATGATAAGGATTCCACACATCTACTTCACCTCTTACTTGCTGTCTTGGTAACTTAAATACATCTTCAGATGGACAATTTGCAGGTGATCCATCTAATGGCATACTACAAGGTGTGACTGGTGCAGGTGCACACATTGTCAGCAAGAACAAAGGTAGTAATGCTATCTTATAATCCATTCCAAAAATTATCTATAGGTGCCACTGTTTGTGAATTTCTAGATACAATACCTAGAAGGACATTACATACAAACCAAGAGAGGTTTACTATCCAAGTTTGTCTCCACAAATATTTTCTATTAGTTGTGACAATAAAAATGTTTCTTTCATTATCAGTTCCTTTTACTATCTGCTCAAGTATTAGTGCAATCAAAAATCCTATTGCAAAAATAAAGAAACAAAAGTTGAAAAAACTAGAACTATAAAGGAGAAAAGAAATCATTCTTGGGTTGGTGGAAAGTAGTAATCATATCTTATTATGTAGTATACCATAGCTAACACAAACAAAACAAGTAGTAGTACCATCCACACTACACTCCATACAATCATGGGTCAAAAAATCCAAACATAAGAATCATAGAAACAACTATTGTGATGTACACTGCTGCATGTACAATCATAGAACTGCCTCCATAATAAATTCTTTTGATAATATAGGTTCTCCAAATAAATCTAATTGCAAACCATCTGCTTCTACAGTAACCTTATCTTTATTTTTGCGTGTATGCTCCCAGTAACATGTACCATCTTCTCTCACCCAGAACCAACTGGTGTCATGTGATGTCAATAAAAAGACACTATAGAGATGTGGATATGTTTTCTTTGGATTTTTTTCAACCACTGTACCCAAAGGGGTACGATAAAAATTAGGATTTATATCTTCATCCATATGCTATTGATGGTGAATATGCCACTGCAAAAATAATTATTCCAAATAAAATAGTTGTAGTTGTGACAGGTAGTTTATTCATTTTGCCAATCCTCCTTTAAGATCTCATATAAAGAATAAGGATGCTCCTGTAGATAGGGAACATCCTCTCTTGCAAATCTTGCTGCTTCAAATGCGTCATCTGCATATTCACAGATGTGTTGCTCTGTGTGTCCTTGGTCATGCCAAGCTAGTGTGTAATGGGACATGATAGTTTCAACTCCAGTACATTAATATTTAGTCTATCATACTAGGTAAAAATACGCAGTTATGTGTGGGTATCCACACTAACAATTCTTATTCAAATCCTCTGCCATATTACCACTAATTTCAGCACCTTGTTCACCACCAAACATTGCTACCCAACCAGCAGCAACCCAACCAATATAAGGGATATTGGCAAGACTAGGAGCAGCACTAGCACCAATACTAGTCCCAACCAATCTGCCTGTACCCTCTGCTGATCCAATTGCTTTGATACAGGCTTCACTTTTTCGTATAGCAGTTATATCTGCTGCCTCCTTTTGTGTTAAACCTGGTTGACCATCTAACCAAGATCTAGAATTAGATACTGGACCTCCTTGATTAGTCTGACCATCCATTACATACTCTTCTACTATCTTAGTTGTATTATTTGAAAGTCCTAAGAAACCTGCTTTCTCCTTGATATCTTTTGTGATATACATTGTCTTAGGATCATTTGCAGTATAACTTATCTTATATCCTTCTTTATCTGCTGAGACAACATAAGATGTATAAGGAGTTACTGGTATGTCTATCTTAGGTAGTTGATCTTTATTGTTATTATTAGTGGCAATATAACCAATCATGCCAACATGTGATATGCCTAGAAGAGTTCCTAGACTTATCCCAATCCACTTATTCATTTTGTATCAGGTGTAATTTTAACTGGTGCTTGTTCTATTCTTATCGTCTGTGCAGGTGCAGTCTGTGATGCTGCTGCTATGAGTTTCTCCATGTCACTCTTGCTTACTCCACCATTAGAACCACCTTGTGCTCCTCTCTTTGAAGTGGTGACGCCAAAAGTTGCGAGAACGCCTGTGAATACAGAAGCGATAAAAGTTGGATCCAGATCTTGTTTAGGTATCTTAAGAGCAGGTGGCAACTCAACATATGCTAGTGTGAGTATTCCACCACTCCAAATAAGAATTCCTAGTCTTACAAAAGTAGAGAGGAGCATCATCTGCTCTTCTTTATCCTCTGCATGGTCTTTCAACTTGCCAAAGAAACCTTTCTTTTCTTCTTTTTTTACTTCTTCTTTCTTTTTCTCTTCTGCCATAATATTAATGTATCTAATATATATAGCAACTAAAGCATTAGAGATGTTGTAACACTAAGGATAATAGATCCTGTGAACATCCAAGGTACATATTTAATTGGAATCATATTTCTTCTCATCATATCAGTCCTAATGAACCTGCAGTTATTCCTACTGCAACAAAGAATGCAAATTCTAGAATGCCATGTGCAGATGATGGTATCTCTAGAAACTTAGATTTTAAATGAGTCATTTTAGCTTGTGCTCCTCAGCTACTAATTTTTATGTGTAAATGTATTGTAAGATGCTCTCATTAAAGAAAACATATGCTGCAATACCTGAAATGAAAAGTGTTTGATACATGAGTAATAATACTTAATATAAAGTATATAGGTATTTTTACTCTCTGTCAAGCTCCTGATGGAGCATATGCAGGTTGCATTTGTGCAACCCTTATCCCTTTACCACCTTGAAAATCATCATCGTCATCATCATTTGCTCTAAGAAGCAACTCAATTAGCACCAAAGCAGCCATGGGATAAAAGATCCATAGAACTGCTTTGAAGACTGATATTGTTTCTGTAACTTGATAGAGGTCACTCATGCAAATGTGTATTGTAAAAGGATATGAATAAGTATTTAGTTTTGTAAAGTTTTATAGGGAAAAAAAATTATACCATAACTGGTGCAAAATTTCCAACTATAGCAAAGAGTGAAATAAGAATTGTCAATCCTGCTGTTTTTTCCTTAGACATTATACTAAACCAAAGAACATGTGACCTGTTGTGATGTAGGAGAATGATGCTGCTACTAAACCTAACATGGCTAGTTGACCATTAATCCTTTCTGCTACAACCTTCTGTCTTTCTGGTTGTCTGCGTGTTTCTGCTGTTGAATTTGTCATTATACAAAACCTGGAATAAGTTGACCTGTTGCTGTGTATGATACACATAATACAATGAATGCCATCATTGCTGCACGTCCTTGTGCTTTGAAGAAGATGTCGTTATTGGACATTAGAATATACCTGGAATGATGTTTCCTGTTGTAGCATAAGCACCAACTGCTGCTACGAAACCAAGCATTGCTGCCCAACCATTAAATCTTTCTGCTTCTGGAGTCATGAGTTTTTCCTCTTTAGTAATTGTGAATTGTGTATTAAGTTTCATTTAGAACAAGCCTGGAATAATCCAACCTGTGAAACCATAGTTTATGAATGCTGCAATGAATCCCATCATTGCTAACCTTCCATTTATTTGTTCTGCATCCTTCCAGTAGTTGGAAGGTGTTTTTGTTGTTGTAGATGAAGTCATTAGAATACACCAGGAATGATTTGACCTGTTGTAGCATATGCTCCAAGTAATGCAACGAAACCAATCATAGCCCAACGACCATTAACTTTCTCTGCATTTTGTGGGTAGCCATCATATGAGATAGACTCATCAATGTATGACTTTGTTTCAGATGGATACATGTTTTGTCTTCCACCAGACTCAGTTGTAACAGTCATTGAACTTTTATTAATTTATGTAACTATATTATATATAAAATATTAAATTTTGTCAAATTTCTTAACATAGGGATATCCACACCTAGTAAAACAATGCTTATATATATGATAATTTAATCTTATGTAACAATATCTACACACTCTAGTTTACCAATCTTCCTCATCTTCAACAAATGCATTTGGGTTTTTAATATTATATTGGTGACAATATCCATGAACATCTACTTCCATTTTGTAATGTGCATGTGTATGGAAGAACTCTATCATTATGAATGAACCTATAATTAGTAAGTTGGAATAGGTAACAGGATGAGTAATAACTTCTAATATTTTTTTCATACAAATATTCTAGCATAAAAAAAGACCCTTGCAATGCAAGAGTCTTGGGTTTGTTCCTTTTGCAGAGACCGCACGATAAGGTCTCAAGGTTATTTAGAAGTTGAACTTAGCACCAATCTTAGCACCCCAGTTCTTCTGGTCATCATTGTTGACTTCAGTTGTGATAAGTGATAGTTCACCATAAACACCTAAAGTTTCTGTTGCTGCATATGAAGCACCAACCTTACCAGAGATCTCTCCCTCAGAACCATCTGTTCCATCAACTGCAACTAATGCAGGACCACCTTGAATGTAGTATCCAAGTTTGCCTCTTGTTCCTTCATATCCAATATGGATATCTGTAGTTGCTCCAGAATACTCGCCATCTGGATATGAAACATTAGATTCAACGTTAACGTATGGACCTGCAAAAGCAGATGTAGCGATGAATGGAGATGCAGCAACAGCTGCTAATAGAGGTTTAAACATTTTTTTATTGTATTGTCTCGCATGGGCACTAAAATAACCCTTGCGGATGGTAGCTTTCCCGACATGGAAAACTTTTTACATCTACATAGGGTTACGATCTTTCGAGTCCTTTGTATAATGTTATTTATGTCAACTGTCACATGTGACAGTTAGTACTATATCTGATCCTTAACATTTTGTCAAGCTTGTTCATTGAGTGTAGACTCTACTATCCTTCCAAGATAAGGATCATAGTCCATTAGATGATCTATGGTGGTTGAAGCACCATTCTGACTCCAGTAAGCAAACTGAGCTTCATAGTTACCCTTATGAAAGACATCAATGTGCTCTGGATGTATTGATGAACCCATCTCTAGTTTGTATAGAAGAAGAGGAATAGTGTATGTGTTACCAGAATTATAGAGAAGATCATCAGCAACTGCTCTAGGTTTGACACCATTATCCAATCTATACTTATCCTCTCCTCTCCAGTGAAGTCTCATCATCTTCTCTGCATGATGTCTGCTGATGACATAGCAAGCAGTGGAGAACTCATTTACAAATCTCTTATGTATTCTTAGATTCACATCACCTGTGCATATCACTGCTATCTGAACTAGATCCCAATCATAAGGAACCTTTGCCATGAAATCATTCCAAGTAAAGTTCCAGTAACTTACTAGATCTAAACTACAATCATCTTCCATCATGATTGCATATGGACTATCAGATGTATCTAACCAATGTCTGATTGCTTTTAAATGTGATGTAGTGCAACCAACCTCACCACTTGACATATGATCAGGATATCTGCCCTTTAATATATCACTCAGGTCATCTTCTCTACCATCATATGCAGAGATTCTTTCAAAGTTTTCTATTTCCCAATACTTAAACTGAGCCTGCATATACATCCATCTCTCTGGTTGTTCATCCAGATTGATACAATATACAGGACCAAAGTCTTTTAATTTATATGCTGCTTTGTTTCTATCCATGTAGCAATTCCATTATGTCTATTGTAGGAAACCATCCTAGTTTTGTCAATTGAGTGATGTCAGCACATAAACTATCTGGTTCATTTGGTGTGTGTTCTAAGATAGGAAGATCACTCTTACCCATTCTCATAGCAAGTTCAAGAACAGAATAATTTTTACCTGTTCCTATATCTAATACACCTCTAAATTTATCAGGTATGAGATAACAGATTGCTCTTGCTACATCATGTACATGAATCCAATCTCTTCTATGTCTTGTGATATACTTTGCAGTCCCTTGTTTCAACATCTCATATAACATATCATCTCTACTACCTTTCTCTGCCCATACATTAAAGAATCTCATACCCACACTATTATCAGGTGCCATAAGTTCATTTACTTTCTTTGTGATAGCATATGGATTCTGCCACCATCCATGAGCACCAGCAGAACTAGCGTACAATAATCTAATATTATTTCTACCACAATAGTCAAACAATCTTTTTGCTTTTATTACATTATTATCCCAAAACTTATCTGGATTCTCAACACTATCTCTAAGGGCAGCATATGCAGCAAGATGAATGATGACATTATATTTTACACCATTACATGCAATGAATCTTATGATATCACGAAC